TTCCTGCTCTGGCCCGGTGGGGGAGATCCTATTGCCGTCATGATCGCCTGCATGGTCGCATCCGAAGAAAGCGAAATCGTCAACGTCCTGCGATGGGAGCGGAACTTCGATGAGGGCGAACGCGACAGACGCAAAGGCTGGTACATGCCAGTGAAAATGAACATGGCATAATCTTTTTTATTTAATGCGCTTGTACTACTAAATGTAGTGTACTATATTAAGTGTATAGTTATTTAGAAAGGAACTAACCAATGGAAACCAAAATCAACACAGCCTTCGCAGAACTTGACGCCAAGCTGATCGCAGACGATCAGGCGTTTGCCATCCGCAAGATGGAAACAAAAAAAGCGTCTATGGATGCCGCTCAAGAAAATCACGCAGTGTTCAAAAAGACAGGTGTTTGGTCGCATGACGTATTCAACACCTCGTACAACGAATTTGATTATTACGGTGCTTTGGTTTCTCACTACGGCAGCAAGGGTATGATGAACTTGCTTGAGGGACGCGGTCGGGCTGGCGCACTTGAGGCAATGAAAAAAAACACCAACGCCCTGATCGCCAAGCGCAATGCGCAAATCATAAAGGCGTTGACCAAGGCGGGCGTCACCGAGCTGCCAGCATTCAAGCTAATTCAGTCTTCAGACGGTTATGAGGGTATATTCAAGGTCGGCGATCAGTGGGTCAAAATTCGCACGATCCTCGCGGGTGGCTTCAACATCCAGCGCCTTCACCAGCGCACCTTAGTCACGGTTAGCTAAACCTATCAGGGGAGCTTCGGCTCCCCTACTAACATTTAGAAAGGAATACAAATGACCCTAGCCGCAACTTACTGTCCTGACTGCAAGGGCCGCGTAAAACTCAAAGCCAAAGACTCACGGCTACACACAGCCTATGGCTTTGAGACAATCAAGCGCAGGCGCGTATGCCTGAAGTGCAACTTTCGAATATCAACAATCGAAATACCAATCACAATTGGCGATGAAATCTTCGAGGAGGAATAAAGCATGATACTTAAATCTTGGAAGTTTAAGGGCTTCACATCAGACATCCCAAAATGGGTGCAAGAAGAAACCAGCAAACGCGCTGGCAGTCCAGACATCTGGGTCCACACACAGCGCGGCGAGGAGCCAGCGCAAATAGGTCAGTGGATCTCAATCAGCCTGCGAGGCCACGTTGATACTCACAACCAAAAGCCAGAAGGTTGGATGAAAGAAATGATGGCAGGAACAGCGTTTGTAGTCCTGATGTTAGCAATAGTTGTCATAATGCTCGCAATGTGATAACCAGTAAACACTGCTCGGCTAGGCTCTTCCTGTAGCCGATGCCTCAACTCCTCCCCCGCTCGGTCAGGCTTCGCACTGCAACAGCGGGGGTCTTTCTTTTTTTGCAGATCCACACTACATTACAAAAAATACAGCTCACCACTGCAAGAAAGGTCACATCATGGCAAAAGCCAAAAGTAAAAATCCAATGGGCAGACCGAAGTTTGAGGTCACACCAGAGGTTCTAGATAAGACTGAAGGTCTTATGGCAAAGGGTCTAACAGTAGAGCAATGCGCTGGAATGCTGGGCATTTCCACATCAACTTTTTATCTTTATCAGGCAGACAATTCGGAGTTCTCGGAGACTATAAAAAGAGGTCAGGCCCGTGGCATAGACGCCGTGACCAATGCGCTCTTTGAAAATGCCACTGTGGATCGCAACGTGGCTTCCATCATCTTTTTTTTGAAGAACCGGGCAGGCTGGGTAGATAAGCAAGAAATCGCAGCCACGGTAGATCAGAACCACATCATAGATTTAACGAGGATTAGCGATGACCATCTCGAATCAATTGAGGCAGCATTTAGCAGGATTGAAGATCGAACAGGTCAGGGCGGAGAAGTATCGGCGCAGTCTCCGGGAATTTACGAAGGCAGCTTGGCCGACGATTGAGCCGGGCGTTGAGTTCAAGAACAACTGGCACATCGATGCGATCAGCGATCACCTCCAAGCCGTGGTCGATGGCGGCATCAAGCGCCTGATCATTAACGTGCCACCTCGACACATGAAGTCGCTGTCAGTGGCCGTTGTGCTGCCCGCCTTTACTTGGGCCACACAACCACACAAGAAGTTCCTCTACGCATCCTACGCAAGCTCCCTGTCGATCAGGGATAGCACCAAGTGCCGTAGGCTGGTCGATAGCCCGTGGTATCAGGCGCACTTTGGCGACAAGTTCAAGTTGACCGACGATCAAAACCAAAAGCAGCGTTTCGAGAACGACAAGACGGGATACCGCATAGCAACGTCAGTTGGCGGTGCTTTGACTGGGGATGGCGGTGACATAATCTGTATCGATGATCCACACAACAGCGTGGAGGCCGACAGCAGCAAAGTCAGGGAAGGCGTTCTAGAGTGGTGGGATCAGGCAATGCAGACACGCCTTAACGACCCAAAGACAGGCGCGTTTGTCATCATTATGCAGCGGCTGCACGAACAAGACCTGACAGGACACGTCCTAGCAAACCAGCTTGGCGATGAGTGGGATCACCTCTGTATCCCAGCGCGATACGAAATTGGCTCACCAAATCCAATAAGGTCAAGCCTTGGCTTCACAGATCCACGCACCAAGGAAGGCGAACTGCTGTGGCCAGAACGGATCGATGAACACACCCTATCGACCCTAGAGCGCAGCCTTGGCTCTTACGCAGCCGCTGGGCAGCTACAGCAGCGACCAAGCCCCAAGGGCGGTGGCATACTCAAGGCGTCATGGTGGGTGCCTTGGGAGAGCGAAGAGATGCCCAACAACATCGAGTATGTCCTGCAGTCATGGGACACAGCCTTCGAGGCAAAGGAAAGCTCCAGCTTTAGCGCCAGAACCACTTGGGGCGTCTTCCGCCATCAGGGCGTCATGTGCGCCATTGTGCTGGAGGCGTGGTACGACAAGGTCAGCTATCCAGACCTCCGCAGGATCGCGCAGGAATCATACGATCTCTGGGAGCCAGATGCAGTCTTGATCGAGAAGAAGGCGTCAGGCCAGTCTCTCCTGCAAGATCTCCGCATGGCGGGCGTTCCAGTCTTGGCCTATTCGCCTGACCGTGATAAGGAAGCACGCGCCCACGCTTCGAGCGCGATGCTGGAAGATGGCAGAATCTTCTACCCAAGCAGCCGAAAATGGGCTAAAGATTTGATAGATATATGTGCAGCCTTTCCAGCGCACCCAAACGATGACGTAGTAGACACATGCACACAAGCATGGTTAAGATTACGGAAAGGCTGGTTTGTTGGGCATAGCGAAGACCCAGAAGAAGACGAACCAGTAGAAAAGCAAAGGATGACGCTCTATGGCTGACCCAAATATTATCCCGTTCAGCGAAGGCGCTCCTGCTGCCGACGAGTTAATGATCGAAGAGCTTGCCGATGGCGATGTGCTAATTGGTGATCCAGAGCTGGACATGATGGACGAAGTTGATTCCGCGCAGTTCGACATAAATCTTGCAGAGACAATTGGCGACAAAGAGCTGGGCCGAAAAGCTCAGGAGCTGGTCAGCTATTACGAGAATGACCGCGAAGCCCGCGCTGAATGGGAGCAACGCTACAAGGAAGGTCTGAAGACGCTTGACCCAGACGGTGGGTTGGCTGAAGGCGAAGACGAACGTGCCACCCGTGGCCTGTCAGTCGTTGTTCACCCCCTGATCGCTGAAGCTGCCACGCAGTTTAACGCCAAGGCAATCGCAGAGCTGTACCCATCAGGTGGCCCCGTCAAGTCGGTCATCATTGGTTCGCCAGACGAAAAGCTCGAAGAGCAGGGTCGCCGCGTTCGTGAGTTTATGAACTACCAGATCACGCAGGAAATGCCTGAGTATTTTCCTGATCTGGATCAGATGCTATTTCACCTGCCCCTGATCGGCCACACGTTCAAGAAGGTTTGGTGGGACGCCAATCTAGACCGCCAGTGCAGCCAGTTTGTAAAGGCTGAAGACTTTGTCGTGGCCCCAGAGAGCAAGGATCTCTACACGTCACCCCGCTACACCCACGTCATCCGCATGCCGAAGAATGACTTCAATCGCTACGTCCAGAACGGCTACTACCTGCCAACCAAGTACGGTGGCGGCGATTCAGCAGATCCATCAGGCGATGTGATTGGTGAGATCGAAGGCGTAGATCAGTACGACGACAGCAATGACGACGTGATGACATTGCTCGAAATGCACGTCTATGATTTGTTTGATGGCATTGACGGCGAGGATATGGATGACGGCGAGGATGACGACAACGCAGTCGCAATCCCATATGTCATAACAATCGACTATGAAAACCAGAACGTGGTGGCCATACGCCGCAACTGGCGCGAAGACGATGAGATGAAAAAGCGCCGCGACTGGTTCGTAAGCTATAAGTTCCTACCGGGTCTAGGTTTCTATGGCTTTGGCCTGTACCACATGATTGGTGGATTGGGCAAAGCGGCGACAGGATCGCTCCGCGCATTGCTCGACAGTGCCGCATTCTCGAACATGCAGGGTGGCTTTAAGCTGCGTGGCCGTGTCGCTGGCGGAGATATGCAAATATCCCCCGGTGAATTTGTTGACCTCGATTCCACTGTGGATGACGTCAACAAGGCGATTATGCCACTGCCGTTTAAGGAGCCGTCAGGCTCTCTGTTCAACCTGCTTGGCTTTATGGTTGATGCGGGACAGCGTTTTGCCAGCACGGCAGATCTTAACATTGGTGATGTAAATCCAAATGCCCCAGTCGGGTCAACTGTCGCCCTGATTGAACAGGGATCGAAGGCATTTAGTGCGATCCACAAGCGCCTGCACTACGCGCAGGGTCAAGAGTTTAAACTACTTGCGGCGCTGAACGCTGAGAATCTCCCCGATGAGTTCAGCTTTTCGCAGGCTGGAGCTGCGGAGGTTATCTATCGTACCGACTTTGATGATCGGATCGACATTGTCCCAGTGTCTGATCCAAACATCTTCTCGACAGCCCAGCGCATTGCGCAGGCACAAGCTGTCTTGGAAATGGCGCGATCAGCTCCGCAGCTTCATGACCTATACCAAGCGTACAAGCGGATGTATGAGGCGATCCGAATACCCAACATTGATGAAATCTTGAAGAAGCCTGAAGACGCAGTTCAGATGGACCCAATCGATGAGAACATGAGCGTCCTGTATGGCAAGCCAATACGCGCCTTCCCAGAGCAAGATCACGATGCACACATTGCGGTTCACATACAGTTCTTGCAAGACCCATCGCTGGCTGGCAACCCCGGTGCTAAAGCAATGCAGCCTGTGTTAATCGCCCACATCGCAGAGCATATCGCGCTGCTTTATCGTCAGCGCATGGAGGCAAGCATCAAAATGGAAATGCCGCCAATGCCGAACTTCAAAGACCCAGACTTCAGGTTCGCTGCTGTCGATCCACAGATGGACCTGCTGATTAGTCAACGAGCGGCGCAAGTTGTGGCGGCAGCTCCACAGATGAAGCAAATCCAAGCTCTGGCAGGCATGGGAGGCCAGCAAGCCCAAGGACAGGGCAATCCACTGCAATACGCACAAGAGCTGGCCAAACTGGAGACAGAGGCGCTTAAAGCCCGCACGACAGCACAGATCGAAGCTGACCAAGCCAAGGCGAAGTCAAACATTGAGATCAAGCAGGCTGAAGCCCGTCAGGATATGGAGATCGACGCAGCCAAGGCGCAGCAAGACATGCAGGCTAAGATCATGAAGCTCGAAGCTGAGCTGCAGCTAGAGCGTGAGAAGAACGCAGCAAAGATTCAGATGGAGATGATGAAAAATGTACCCCCCACAATATAATCTGCCTCCAGTTGATCCATCAGCCTTTGGCGGATTACCCAAGCAGGGTGGCCCACAGGCTGGCCCTCCACCACCGCAGGGTGGTCAGGGCGGTCCACCAATGGATATGAATAAGTACCTGATCGACAAGGTCATGGAGATTAAGCGGCGCATGGGCGCAGGGGGCGCAGGGGTAGGCGCTCTAGGGGCAATGATGCCACAGCCACAGCAGCCAATGCAACAACAGCCACAGCCACAGCCACAGCCACAGCCACAGCAACAGCAGCCGCAACAGCAACAGCAAGTGGGGATGGTCTAATGTGTTTTGGTGGTTTTGGTGGTATAGGCGATGGCAACAGTGTATCAGAAGCTGTAGCCAACATATTTACGCCCGACGATGGCGCTTCATATGTGGGTGGCAACTTAGTTGATGATGCTACTGGAGCTTCTATATCTTCTGGAGGCATGACATCGACAGATAACGAAATTTCTGGATCTGCTAATACTAGCAGAAATGACATTCAAGGCCCGATGCCAGCAGGTATTAATTTTCCTAATTCTCCTGTGAAGCCTTCTGGCGCTTTGCCGTCAGGCAATCAATATAACAGAACCTTCAGCACTGATCAGTTGGGCGCTTTGACTCAAGTCAACACTCCCAGAGAAAATATAGCCAACATTTTGACACTGGGCGATGGTGCAAAATATGTGAAGGGTCAGTTGATCGAAGAGGCAACTGGAAGATCTCTAACTGGCGGCGGCATGATCAAAAACAAAGCTGGACTTAACGACTACATTTACGGTGTTTCTGATGACTTCAGCAACAACGCTCCACCAGAGCAAGGCGCGATGTCCGACGACGATTATAGATCGGCACTGGATAAATTTGATACTCGCGAGGACATGCTTGAGCAAATACCACCAAGCAATGCGGCCTATTTTGGTTCTTTTATTCCGGGGCAGGCAATCCCAGTTATTGGTAGCTACCTTGGCTCAAAGATGCTTGAGGGTGGCATCAATCAAAGACGCGCAATGATGGATAAACACCAAGCTGCCTTGGATGCTGGAGCAACGCCATTTTATACAGATGATGGTGTATACGCGGGCTATGACACAGATGACGGTAAAAAAGAAAATTACGAGCTAGGTGGTGATAATACTAGTACACAACAGTCAATGGGTGGCGACAGTTATTATGGCGGTGATGGTGACAGTTATACTGGAGCTGCAACCACCCCCATAGGCGGAACTGCTGAAGCGGCCAATAGCATATACAACCGCTACTATAAGGGCGGCAGTGGGGCTGGCTTACCAGCGTGGTTGCGTCGATACGCTTCTGGCGTTAGCATAAACCAACTTCTTGAAAAAGTTGTGATAGAAGGTAAAGAATACTTTAAGACGCCAGACGGCAAATACATTGAGCCATCTGAGTTGTCTGGAGCCGTAGATCTGGGCGTGGAGCAAGCCCCAGCATAAACAGAAGAATAACATAGGAGGCTGTAATGGCTGATATAACACAAAACCCAGACTACCGATTGGTCATGACGTTCCTTCAAAATATTCGCCCCGGTGATATGGATCAGGAATCCTCAGAGCAATTGATGATGATCGGCCAACGCATTCAAGCTGGTGGCGCATTGAGTGATCGTGAGCGCGAGATGTTTGAATCAGTTGTTACCAACATGCCAATGAATCCGGGATCAGCTTTAGCGCCGGGCGAGATGCCAATGGGCGAGATGCCAATGGGCGAGATGCCAATGGGCGAGATGCCAAGCCAAGACGGCGAGACTTACAGCCCATCAAGCGGTGTAACACGCGCACCCAACGTAATGAGCATGGAAGACGCAATCGCCGCAGGCATCGTTGCCCCAACAATGCGTCCACAGGCACGTCCAGCGGCCCCAATGACATCACCGCGCCCACCAGCGCGTCCAATGCGATAGGAGGCTATCATGGCTGAAGTAAATGTAGAAAACATGGAAGACAACGCCACTTTGTTTATGAGCAAAATGGGTTTTAGCCATGACGAAGCTGGACTTGATATGACCGACGATCAATTGGTTAACTTCCTGCTTTTATGCCACCAGACAATGATGGGCGTCGATGACGAAATGTACGACGACGAAGAGATGTATGGCGATGACGAAGAGATGATGGAGATGCCACACGGCAAGGATGTCAAAGTCAAAGTCATGAAGCTCGACGGCGGCAACGTGCATGAGATGATGAACAAACTTCTGGGAGGCTGACATGCCCGTGATGAAGGTTAAGGGTGGTTACAAGTGGGGCAGCAAGGGCAAGGTCTACAAGACCAAGGCCGAAGCAGCCAAGCAGGGCAAAGCTGTCTATGCGTCTGGCTATAAGGGAAAGAAGTAATGGGTGTTCTTAAATTTTTAAAGTCAGGCGCAGATTTAGGTAAAAAGCTTAAAGTTGAAGATGTTGCAGAAGTTGCGGTTGACGCTCTGGGTAAGCCCATTGGTGGGTTGTCTACTATGGGTGATAATAGGCCACCCGCGAATATGCAGATAGATCCACTTGAGAGTGTTGACTATCCCGCAGGTTACTTCCCAGAATACCGTGGTGCAGCTCCAAATCGCACTGAGCCATACCCGCGCTATGAGCCAAAGAATACTACAGAACGGATGCAGCGGTTAGAACTGGCAATTGCTGACGAAGAAAATCCAATCAATACAGTATTTGATAACTATATCGAAAAGGGCAAAGCCTTGGCTGGCCCTGACTGGTACAACACTGAAGAGCTGCGCGACTGGATGGTTGGAAGCCTTGGTGAAGTAGAGGGCGACAAGCAGTGGCGTGAGTACATGGAACTGATTGGGACCACATCTACTGGGTCTAAAGTTCCTCAGAACATTCGTTTTGCTAGTTTGTATCGTGCTATCGCTCCAGAAGATCGCATAAGAGTGGCTCAGATGGTTAAGGATGAAGGCATCACGCCTCTTGCCGCAGCAAAAGAGCTGGGCGTTGAGCCAGCGAATATTCCAGACGATTTCAATTATGGCCACATCAAGCAGCGCAACCAAGCTGGCAATGTGGTAAACCGCGAAATGGGACGATGGGAGCGTGAAGTTCCAGAGGAGCTAACTGGTGCAGCTCGTACTAAGTGGCTACAGGCAAATCCAAAAGTTAAAGGTTTCGGGAACGATCTTTTAGGCGATGACACAAACATTGCGGCTGACATGCATTTCATGCGGATGTTGGCTATGTCTGACGGTGGCGGTGATTTCTTGAGCGCCCAAGCAAAGCTCAGTGGTGACAATGCAAAGATTGCGGCTGACGTTATTGGCCCCAGAAAGATCAAGAAATATACATCTACACGCATGGTCAATGGCAAGGAAATGTCTGAGATCAACTTGTTCAAGGCATGGAAAGATGGCCACATTAAGGACACATCTCCATTCCAAGAGATTCCGACAGCTTGGTCTGACACACCAAAAGCCAATGAATATGCGGCTTATGAGGACATGGCCAACCGTGTGTCCTCTAAGTACGACATGACCCCTGCACAGTTCCAAGCAAGCCTTTGGATGGGCGCTGGAGACATCACAGGTCTGGCTGACGAAAGCCAAGGCACGTTCATGCAGTTGTTTAGGAAAAGCCTCGACAAGCGAGCTGGAGAGCGTGGTTTGTCGCGCAAGGGTATGCTGAAAGACTTCATTGACAACAAAGCGGTATTGTCTGTTCCGTTTGGAGGCTTTGGCGCTCTTAGCAGCATGGGTGAAGATAAAGAAGGAGGCATATAATGGCCAAGGAACCGAAGAAGAAACCAGCAGGACTATACGCAAACATCGCAGCAAAGAAGGCTCGGATCAAGGCTGGATCTGGCGAGAAAATGCGTAAGAAGGGTGCCAAGGGCGCACCAGCTAAGGGTGCATTTAAGTCTGCGGCCAAGACCGCAAAGAAACCAATAAAGAAAAGGAAAGCATAATGGGCAAGGGTCTAAAACATTATTTCAAGACTGGCAAAGAGCATAAGGGCGCTACCCACAAGGATGCCAAGGGTAAAGTCATGTCTGGCAAGACGCACACAGCCTCCAGCAAGTTCCTAGTTCACATGAAGGATTTGTCGGCTACAGCTAAGAAGATGGCCAAGAAGTAATGGCAACGTACAAAGGTAAAAGCGTCAAGCTAAACAACCCACGCCGCATATCTAAGGGCGAAACTTCTTACGGCAAGAAGAAGTCTGTGGTATATGTGACGGACGGTGACAAGATTAAGCGCGTTACCTTTGGCGACCCAGAAATGTCTATCAAGAAAAACCAAAAGGGCCGCAGATCTAATTTTAGGGCGCGTCACAATTGTGATGAACCCGGACCGAAAACAAAGGCCAGATACTGGTCATGTAAGGCGTGGTGATATGGCTGATAGAAGATTTTCAGATTTACAGAAGGCAGAGCAGGATTATGCTGATTATTTAAATTATTACAATGCAAACCCTATGGTCCCTCGCGCAGACGATCCAGTTGGATATGTTGAGCCAGTTGAGGAACAATCTTTTTTTACTAAATATAATCAAGAACCTATGAGCAACTACGGCTTTAATGAAGCGG